TCTTTACAGGTGGCTATGGTTACTTACCCTGCCATGAGAGCAAAGTTTGGTTCTTCTAATGACACCTTACTTGGCATAGAACAAGAGATAATCAAAGCATACGGAACTGTATTTAAGACAAGTAAACTCTTAAACATGACCATGTCTGAAAGACTAGAGCAACTTAGTTTACTAGATGAAAAAACTTTAAAGAAAGAATATGGCCTCACTAAAGATGAACTAGATATGTTGATTTTCAACGATGAACGGGGTGAACTAAGATCAGGTATGCATGTATATGATATGGACAGCGTACTAGCCAACACTTCTGGTTATCAACAAACATTAGATACATTCAATAGAATGAGTGGTTTTATGTTTCAAAAAGCAGAGTTGTTTAACCGAGAAGTTACTGCTCTTGTCGCATATAGATTAGCTACAACAAAGAAAAGATTAGGTAAATCTAAACCGTTAGCAAAAGGTAGTAAAGAAGCGTTTGAATTTTCTAATAGATCAATAGTAGAATCGCAAGGTTCTTATGCTTCTGACCAAGCTCCCGGTGTATTCAGGTTTCCAGCAGTTAGATTCTTTGCGATGTTTAAAAAATATCCAGCATTTATGGCTAACTTATATGTAAATATGTTTAAGCAAATGTTGGGTAAAAGCTTTCCGGAAGGAGCAGAAACTTCAGCAGAAAAAAGAGCAGTAAAAATAGAAGCTCGTAGACAATTTATAGGAATGATGGGTATGGCTGCATTGATGGCTGGTGCAACTGGTATGCCTTTTTATTATATCTTAAGAGATACAGTCAATGTTGTTATGGATGATAAAGATGATCCTTTTGACTTTGACTTAACATTTGCACAATTTTTAACTAAACACATGGGTGAAGATGCAGCTCAAATATTCTATAAAGGACTGTTAAACCATGCTACAGGTTTAGATTTTCAAAGTCGTATAAGTTACAACGGTATTTTTCTATTAGGTGGCGGTAATATCAGCTCTAACTCACCGTATTTAGGTGGGATTCTAGGTTTACGAGATGTAAAGGGCGATACTATGGATGACCAGTTTACTGAACTTTTAAAAGAAGCCATAGGTGCTGGCCCATCAATAGTGTTTACAGCAATCCAAGGCTCTCAAGACATTGCAAATGGTGATGTAGTGAGAGGTGTAGAAAAGATAATGCCAATTGCAGCTAGAAACATGGTTAAAACGTACCGATATGAGGAAGAAGATGGAGTCAGAACTAGGCGTGGTGATGCTGTTGTTGAAGACTTAACTGTAAAAGACTTAATATTTCAGTTTATGGGAGCTTCCCCAGCCAGAGTATCTTTACGATATGAGATTAATCGTAAGACAAAAGACTTAGAACAAGCCATTCTACAAAGAAAAAATAATTTAGCAGATAGATACTTTAGACTTGAAAGAAAATACGGACGTGGTTCTAAAGAAGTTCAAGAGTTCAAAAGAAAAGTATTGGATTCCTATAATAAATCGATGGTTGATAGAGGTTTACCATCACTAAGAATAGATAGTAAGTTTCTTGCTAAATCTAGGAAAATACGTAGGAAGTTTACTGAAGGTCAAGTATTTGATGGTGTAAGTATAAATAAGAGATTACAAAAGAATCTTTTACAGTATCAAAGACTCTTTACCCCTGAAGGTAAGGACGAGGAAACTTAAAAAAGACCCCGAGAGCCGGAAAAAAGGAAAACTGCAAAAAGGCCCCCGGGGGTTTGAAGGAGAAAGTATGAATACTCCCCTTTAGATTATTCTAAGTTCTCCAAAAACGCAAGCCTTGTATACCATCTTCTACTACCAAACGGTGAAGGAAGTTTATGCCTCTTATGTTAGCTTCTTTACGGAAAGCATACAATGTCTTCTTTGGGTGGAGTGTAGGAACAAAGACAGAAGTGCCCACCTCAAATTCCAACCATGGCACTATAAAGTCTACACCGTCAGATTTCATTCCTCTTTGTAAGTGATGTCATCTATCTTCTTAGCATCTAACACTATTGTGTCAATTGCAAGTGAACTAGCCGCTGTGCCTTTAGCCATGGCTTTCTTTTTAAAGCCCATAACAAACTTCTTCGTTCTAAGAGCATCAATTAAGTCTTCACAGTCTATCTGTTGTTGAGCACAATACTGTGTAAAAAACTTCTTATCCACATAATACTTTTGTAAATCAGGCTCGTATCTTATCTTAATACTATCCATCGGTTCATGCTGTGGACGTTCTAAATTACCACCTTTTCTACCATCTGATGTACTCTGAATAATCAAAGTATACTTTCTATGGTTGTCTGTTAAAAATCTACCTAACATTTCTGAGTGGTCTTTAGTATCTAGTTTCTCATTACTACGAATCTGCGATACCATATCTTTGAAAAATTCATACAAGTGTTTTAAATTATAGTCGTGTAACCCTTTTTCTTGAGCGACTTGTCCACCCACTATATTGACCGCCCCTAAAGAAGAATAGAACCTGTATGCTGATGTTAGATTCAAAGACTTATTTATCTCTGTAGCCATCTTACGAACTCTTTCAATAACAGCGTCTTTGTTCTGTTGCACCGCACACATGTATGGCTCCCATGCTAGACCATAGTTATTAAGAAGAACATCATCGAACAACCTTCTACCTTCTTCAACAGATATAATATCTTTCAAACTAACAGGGTATTCTACACATCGCATAAGTTCACCCTTTGGAGAATCTTTTATCAATCGTAGTTTGCCGTAGTATGAAGAGTTACCACTTGTTACTGTGATCGTAGACCATGTTGTTTTGTTATATCGATTGGCGTTGCGATTGTTCTCCATTCTATCTTTACCTCTACCTTGTGTAGCGGCATATAGTAAGTTAGATATCTCTTCTGGTTTTGTATTTGATAACTCATCGATAGTAAAAGGTAAATTATTTAAGCAACCCATACGTTGTGCCAACGCATTATTGGTGTCATGCGGTGCACGTAATGGCTTTTCTGGATGCCCCCAAACTGAATTAATAACTCTTAATATAGTAGACTTTCCAGAACCACTATCATTATGTTTTACATTTAAGAAGATACCATTGAACGCTGTGCCTATCTTCAACAACGGAGCACCAAAAGCAGATAAAGCCGCAAATGCACTACCTTCTAAACCATCTTTGTTGTAGCTGTTATATACCTCTTTCCATTTCTCTAAATTCCCGGCACTGTGATACCAATCAATCATGTCAGAAGTAACTACTGTAGGTGGGGCATATCTCTTTCTACCGTCTGCAGTAAACTCTACCGAACCAACCACAAATGATTTTTTATTTGTCCAACCAAACTGATGATGAGCAGTATCAGATTCTTTTTTGTTTTGTAACTGTAAAATAGCCGCAAACACATACTCACGAATTAATTTATATGTCGTTGAAAGCACTCCTTTGTTTGCCATCCTTTTTGCAAACGTATCCGTTGTCGATATCTCCTCTGCTTTCAAAGTAAAATTACGTGGGGAATCATGCGGCAAGATTAATCTAAAGCAAATACTTTCTCCTTCTTGGTCGTCATAGATTCTTTGAGTTACAAATAGATCATACTTATAAATTAGTTTTTGCTCTTCGTCTTTTGTAGTGAAAAATATTCCGCCTTGTTTACCTCTAAAGTATGGTTTTGGCATGACATACTGAGTCTTCTCGTCAAACTGTTGATCTTCTATTTCTACCTCTTCTACTACTTCTTCTACTTCTTCTACAGGTGCTACATTTTTATATGGAGCAACTAAATCATCTAAACTTTCTGGTATTGCATCTTCTTCTACAACTTTTGCTAGTTTATACGGGCTGTTTATTTTATCTTTGTGTATACATTTATCACATCCACCGGGATTGTATTGTGCAAATGTTACACATAAAAAAGGTTTTGAGTTTTCACTTCTAGTTCCAGATGTTACTTTTTCTGTTTCTTCTGGATTGTATTTCTCATAATCTTTTGACATAAGATGCATGGCAGTATCTTTATCTTCACAATACTCTGCTACTGAGAGCACTGCTCTCCATAAATCGTAACTCACATCTTTTTGGTTTTCATACGCATACTTTATTTGTTCACAGCCTTTACCTCGTTTGGATTTGTTTAGTAAAGTAGAAAACAAGAAAGTCATATTGCTGAGTTCTGGTTTTTCTTTTACATCAAAAATAGGTGCGGGTCTGGCTGACTTAGTAACCTCTACTACTTCTCCAATGGGTAATAAATTTTTAATTTCATCTATGTCGTATTCTGTTGGACAAGCTTGTATCACTTGCACATCTTTCGGTGGGTCAGACTTAAAGTTCTTAGTGTTTGGTACCCTTAATATTCTTGCAGCGTCTTTAGTTACTCCTGCATCTATATTCAGTTTATGTTGAAGACACAAGTCAATCAAAGACATAGCCAGAGGTTGCCACTCTTCTACTGTTAGTGGTTTATCAAAAGGCCAATACACATGATAACCATTACCGGAATCTACAATCCAAGGTATAGGTAATTTAGAATCAGAAAGAAAAGTAGATAAAGCTTCTAATGCCTCATCTTTTGTTTTGTAAGTTTTAGCATCTCCAGAATCTATATCTAACCAGATGCACTTTAAAAACTTTACGTTATCTCTACCTCGTGGCTTTTTTGCTTTTTCATCTTTAAAAGTTCCTAATGCAAAGTATACGTTTCGATCTTCATCTAAAAAACTATTACATATACTTTCAGCATCATCTAAAGAATTAAAAAATTTGATTTTTCGTTTTATGGGTTCATAGTCGTTATGACCCGCAAGATGATATAAACCCTCATTTGCTAGTACGGATTGCAGTAGTTCTATCATATTACTGCTCTAAACTTCGTATAAATTCTTTTATTTCGGGTTCTTTACTTTTTCTAGGTTTAGACTCTCCAGAAAACCAAGCGTATACTGCCGCTCTTGATACCCCAAAATAATTTGCAACAGTTTGAACTGGCACTTTTTTATATATACAGATCTTACCAAGTTGAACACCTAGATTAGTCTGATCCGCTTCACTGTTCTTTGTTGCTAGTAATTGTGTGTAGCCTATCATGTCGCTCCTTTAAATGGTGCCGGATTCCGCTAACCTCGTCCGGCACGAGTTTTCCACCTTTTTGGAGCCATACCTAGCGGATGGTATGGATATGGTTAATCGTCAAAAAATTCGTCAACTACTGTCTCTAAAGACGGCTTTGACTTCTCTTCAACCTTTTTACTGGAGCGAACAGTAGGTTTAGGGGTAGGGTCTTTTGGAGCTTCTATAACTTCTGGAGATGCTCCGTTTGCCCCCCCACGATTATCGTTATGAGTTTTAGATACCCAAGAGTTATAATCAGTTATCCAATCATTAAAATTATTGAATACGTCTTGATCTGTCTTAGTCAATTCTAAAACTTTTTCGTTGAACTCATACGTTGGCACAAAATATCTAATGGTATTAGATATAATTTTTTCTTCACTACCAAGAGTTAAGTTATGTTGCGGAAGAATGTGACCCATACTAGCCATGGTCTTAATAGGCGAACCCATATGTTTGAAAGCTTCTCTGTTGTCAATCTCCCAGATAAATGGAACTTCTAACTTTTTTACGTCCTCTCCCTTATCATTTACTGGATTGTTAAAAGTAACCACACCAAAAAACACACGAACTCTTTTGATTGATTTCATTAAATCTTTTGTTGCTTGATCTAATGAATCATAGTCCTCAACCCATCCCGCAGGTTTACCACAGTTGTATCCACCATCTGTATCAGGTAAATCTTTTTTGAGATTAAGTTCCATAATTGTTTTTACGTAAGTGTTATCTGCTTGCACATACTTCTTGTAGCAGAATCTTTGGTTGTAAAGACGAATAGTGGGACTCTCATCATAAACTTTAGAGCCATCTGGTAAATCAAGGCAATACATCCCGGGGTCTACAACCAATACAGTTTTACTCTTACCCTTAATTTGAGTTGTGCCTTCAACACCTTTGTGGTCTAGTTTTAATCTAGCTAGATTGCTTTTCTTTCCTGTAGAAACATCAGCTAACATCCCCATATCTTTTGCAATTGATGCAAAATTTTCTTTGTTCATTATTGCAAGTTCTGACATACACTTCTCCTATTTAATGTCGGCAGCCATTCCCATGGCTTCTGTTAAAGTTAAAATATTATCTTTATCACTAAGAACTAAATCCTCTTTTGTGATGTTTTTCTTATGACTAACAAAATGCAATTTAGTTGCATCTAAACTCTTTTGAGTTTTACTTTTTTCTACACATAAATCATATTCATACTCCTCTAAAGGTCTTTTAGGAAAAAACAACAATTTATTAAACTCTGACTCTTCATCAATTTTTAGTTGTGTAACAACATTTTCTGGTATTACACCATGATTCTTTAAATATTTTGTATAAGCATCTAATGAAAACTTATTACCTTTCGCCGCTCCGAATATAGAACTAGCAGATAAACTAATTTTAAAAACATCGCCCTTCATATCGTGGCTTAACAACACAGCTAATTGTTTTTGGTATTTACAGGCTTTAGTTAGATTCTCATCTGAACCAGAGATGTTTTTCTTACAACCTATACAGGTAACATTCTGTCTTTCATTAACTTCTTTATCTGGCTTCATACCATCGTAAGACCAACAGATGTAATGCTCTCCATCGTGGTACATTCTACTAACATGTGGAGATTGTTTGAGTACGATTACGTCTAATGTTTTCTTTGTAGAAGTAGTAATCTCCCCGTTTTGATCGAGGCAAAAAGACCTATCTTTTACGATAATCTTATTCATTAAGTTCTTACTTTCTTCTACGTACAGTTACGGCGTATCTAGTTTCCTCATTCATACCTTTTGGTAAATCATCAGGATTGTCTTCCACCCACCTTTTAAAATTACCTTGGTGAACTCTACGCTCTAAAAGATCAAAGCAATCTCTTTGTCTAATAAACTCATACAGAGAATCAAAGTCAGAAGTCCAGAATCGGGTTCTGGTTGTACGCATAATCGTACCATTTGGAGTCTTAATACTATCCGCTCCAGTTTTCTCACAAAGTGTTAGCATCTCAGCTTCTACGATTTGCATTTTTTCTTTTAAAGCATTTTGTTGTTCTTCGTGAGTTTGTTGCATCTCGTATAATTTCTCCCGCATCTTCACATAAACTTGTGAAAGTTTGTCTGCATTTATATTCATACCTTCTCCTATCTTATTATCAATTATTTACTTTGTCTACTTTCTCCTTAAAAAGTTCCACGATTTGTTCATGTATATTTTGTTTTTTCACGAGTGCCGAGTAAACTTTGCTTTCTTCATAGCTACCTTCTAAGTTTATGATTGTTAAGGGATTTTTTTGCCCCTTTCTGTGAGCACGTGCATTTGCTTGTAGATACGTTTCTAAACTAAGAGGTGGCCCATACCATATGATTGTGTCTGCGGCAGTTAAAGTAACGCCGTGAGCCGCCGCTTGTGGTTGTATTATTAGAACTTTTGGGTCGGGTTTATCTTGAAATGCTGAAAATATCCCTGTTCTTTTTTTAGGGGTAACTTCTCCCGATATAATGTCGTTTGTAATTTTTTCTTTTGTAAGTGCCTCGGATATGATCTCTATAGCGTGTTTAAAAGGAACAAATACTAAGACTTTATTAGATGACTCTTTAACTGCTGCAAGTAGCTCCTGCAGTCGATTACCACCATCAAATGATATGATCTCACCAGTATCTGAATAAACTGCCCCACACGATAACTGTAAGAGTTTGTTTAGTAAAGTTGCCGCATTGACTGCTGATATACATTCGTTTGCCGCTAAAACTAAATTATCTTTTTTGATTTTGTTTCTGTATATATCTTGTTGTTTTGTTAGCGGTATACGTCTAGTTAAATAAGTTATTTCTGGTAAATCTAAACATTCTTTTTTCGTAAATCGGATAGAGGGTTGCAATACATTATGTACTATATCTACAGCCTCTGGTCTAGGAATCCATTTGAATTGAGATATTCTTTGCATAACTTTATCTTTAAACGCTCCCATAAATCTAGGCACTCTATCTGGGACGATCATTCTAGCTAACCCAAACGCATCCACTGGAGAGTGTGCGGCGGGTGTACCTGTCAACATCCAAACCCATGTGCTGTCGTTTAATATTTTATACAAGCATTTCCATCTTTTAGTTGAATAGTTTTTGTAAGCGTTTGCTTCATCTACAATAATTAAATCAAACTGATCTTTAATATCATCACTTAATATCTCTACTCCATCGTAATTTATAATTACAAATTCTGACCCTTCTTCTAAGATTGCTCTTCTTTTTCTAGGAGTTCCATAAGCAACACTACAAGTTCGATGCATTGCAAACTTAAATAAATCTTCTTGCCACGCTGATTGCATAATAGAAAGAGGGCATATAACTAGCACACGATCTATCAATCCTTCATTCATAAGATAGTCAGCCGCCCATATACAAGAAGCAGTTTTACCTGTACCTTGCTCGTTAAAACAAAACGCTCTTTTATTTATAGATAGAAACGATGCTGTATCTATCTGGTGCTTCATGGGTTTGTGAAACCCTGTCCATTTATAATCTCTGGTGATAGGAGAGGGTGTATTTATAAAATTTAGTTCTCTAAGTTTTAGTGATTCTTCTAATCCCCAGCGAACGAGAACTTGCTCATCTTCTATTAACTTACTTTTATTTACGTTATCTAATACTATGTCCGGGTTTTTTAATTTGAGTAGTAATCCTTTTTCGTTTATTATCCTCATGCTTTTCCTTTTGATTCACGCTTACTCCTTTCTGACACTAGTTTGTGTTTGGAGTTCCTTCTAAAAGAGCGGTTCTTTGATTTTGATACTACCTTTACCCCGTCTTTATTACTTCCTCCCTTTGATAAAGCTTTTTTGTGAGCCACATCTTTACCCTCACGCATGTCAGCTTTACCATTTTTATTTCTATCAGGCTTTTCTTTATCTAATTTTCTTCTAGCCCGTTGGCGTTCCATGCGATTCTTATGTTCGCCACGCTCTCTTTGTTGTTTATATTCTTTTTTATATGGTCGTTTTTTATTTACATATGGCATGATATAAATGTCTCCCGTTATGAGTGCACTCTACAACTGGGCAATACCTCTCGCAAGTAAAGTTTTCTTTTGGGTTCCAAATACCTTCTTTATATGCGATTTTCAAACGAGAAAATTTTTCTGTCCATTCTCCCATTATTCCTATAATGTCCGAGCGAGTATATTCTCTTTTAATTATATCGTTGCAAACTAAAAATAGCAGCCCCGCTTTAATGTTCTCTAACTCAGGAAAATGTGCAAATACACAAAGAGCCTGTAAGTCTAACTGCTTAGTGTCTGCAAATCGTGTTGACTTTCCTGTCTTGTAATCTATTAGCACAGCGTCTTTACCATCAACAATTAGTAAATCAGCAATGCATCTATACCAAGCATCTTTACTTGAAAACCCAGTAGGTTCACCAGATTCGGTCAAACCCATTTTAATTTCACAGTGTTTATCGCCTTCTCTATCTCGTAGCTTTTCCATAACTTTTTGTATATATTCGTATTTCTTAGGAATGGGTGTACCATCTGCAACAAAATGTTCTGCCGCACTGTGGACACTTTTTCCATACATCATGGCTGTAGATGACTCTTCTTTTACATCCTTTATAACCTTTAGGTGATAATACTTTTTAGGGCATTGCTGAAATACCCCATAGCTACTGTAAGACCAAGGTAGATTAACCTTTTGTTCTGTCATTGGATTCCTCATCAAGAAGTATGAATGTATTTCGTAACATTCTAGCTTCTATTATAAGCTTTTCTGCTGTCTTTTGTGCATCTGCATATTGTTTAAATGACGTAAAATGTCTAAGCTTATCAACAAGTTGTATAACTGTAACCATTTGTTTACTATTCTCTAGTGCCACTTTGTTAGCACTCTGCATAGGACTTTCCGACTCCAAGTTCACAGTCGATTGGGAGTCCTGTTGCCCACTCTGGGACGTATCGCATACATTCTTCGACATACTTTTTTGCCTCCTCTATCTCTCTATCTCTAACTAAACACGTAACAGCATCATGCACTGTCAAAACTACTTTATATTTTTTACTGACTTTTAGTATCTGCTCCGCCACAATACAACGAGCCAACGCTTGAACAATGTTCTCCACAACTTTACCCCCATAGATATAAACATCTTTTTCGTTTTTCTTTCTATCGTAGGTAAATACAGACCGAACTCCAAAAGAATAATCGCTTTCTTGTTTTACAGTCAAGTTGTTGTATATCAACTTCATGTGGTTCGGTAGTATAAAACCATTTTTACAAAGTTCTATAATGCCTTTCCTACCCACCACACACTTTGTACCTCTTACCATATCATCCAACGCACTATTTGCCGCATACCATAAACTCTTTATTCTTGGATAAGTAGTTCTATATACGGTGATGATTCGCTTTGATTCTTCTAAGTCAATATTTATATTTTGAAGTTTTAGCATGGCTTGGAATTTAACGTGCCCCATTCCATAGCCACAACCTAGAATCACTGTCTTACCAAAGAAGCGTTCTTCTTTCGTAATATCTTCTACTTCTTTACCGTAAATCTTAGAAGCCATAATCTTGTATACATCTTGACCATCAGCAAAAGCATCTATTAAATCTTGTTGCATCGCAAACCAAGCCAGAGTTCTAGCTTCTATCTGAGAAGAATCACAGTTTATAAGAGAATAATTTTTTGGCGGCACGATAGATTTTTTTATACCTGATGTGCCATCTCTTGATGGTAAGTTTTGCAAGTTGATTTTATCAGTGCCACCCCACCTACCTGTGTGTGCCGCATAATACTTTAACGGCACCGGGAGAAGTCCCCTTTTACCAATACCTATAAATCTCTCAGTACGTGTTTCTTCAATTGTTGTTTTCACCCCTAGTCTAGCTGACATCAAACTCTGCACACGTATGTCTTCATGCTCTAATAAATTCATAAACTCTTTATCGCTTTTTGCAAACGCCCAAGCTTCCTTGCCTGTACGTGCAGATATTTTCTTTGGGGGTGTTACATCTAAAGCCAACAGAGCCTCGGCAAACTTATCGTTAGACATAATAACTTCTTTAGATGCTTCCGCATTGTTTAACAGTTCCTCCTTTTTTGACTTTACGTTTTCTAAATGTTTTTCTAAGGCTGCAATATCAACATGAAGGACTGGGTCTGAAAACATCTTTATTGTTAAATCAATCAGGTCAAGTTCTATTTGTACAAAATTCTTTTTCAGTTCGTGATACAACTTATAAGTAAGAGCTACATCGTTTGAACAGTATTCTCCGTATTTAATCATCTCTTCTTCTGTAAACATAATTCTACGTTTGCCGTTAGCATCATGTACCTCGGTGCCTTTGCATCCTAGTTCGTAAAACTCAGAAAGTTTAGCTAGACTATTACCAACTTCAAAACCATGAATCGCTCTTGCCATAGACAAAGTGTCTGCCCAAACCAGAGGAGATATATCATATATCCAAGATAAGATAGCAGAATCAAACATTGCGTTATGTGCAATAGCCACACTATCTTCCCAAGCAAACTGTTCTAAAAAATCTTTAGTCTCTTCAAATGTACCTGTAAAAAACTCAGGTTCTTCATCGTTAAACTGCACGGAAACTCCAATGACTTCAAACTCAGGACTTCTAATATATGCTTCGGTAGTCTGTTTACTTAAGCTATATGTTTTTTTGTCGTAATAAGTTTCAAAATCAATTGTCAGGTAGTTTTGCGTCATCTTCTAAGACTTTTACTAGTTTTCTCAAATAATGAATTGCTTTTTTAACCTCTAATACAGAATCGTCTTTTGACCCCATTCTAAGTAAATACTTAATCGCATTGGCTCTGTACGCACCAATCCGTTGTTCTCTCGGGAAGGAATCTATTACATCCCATGGTGAGACTGTCATTTTTTTATAATGTTCCCCACCATATTGAATCTGATCGGGGTCTTGTATAATTGATTTATTAGAACTCATACATTCTCCTGTGGTTAAATTTAGATTTATCTATACAATGACAACTAAAGTAAGGCATATATTAACAAGCCTACAATTAGCATGTCTACCAGAAGACGAACCAATCGCAACCAATGAAGGTTATTGGTGGTTGGGTTGCGATGGTAAACAGTTTGCAGCTTTTTGTTCATCACGACCTTCATCTCAATGGGAAGATACCATGTATATGTCTCGAAGCGGAGTTCTACCTGCTTGGAGAGGAAAAGGTTTACAGAGAAAGATGTTATCAATAAGAGAACGCCATGCTCGTAAACTAGGATATACTTGGTCAATCACGGACACAACAGAAAATCCGGCTAGTGCAAACAATTTGATACGTAGTAAGTACAAAATAATTGAGCCTTCTTCTCCTTGGGGGTTGAACGAGCAAACAATATACTGGACAAAATGCCTTACAAAGACCCCGAAGTAAGAAGAATAAAAGCTAGAGAGTATGGTAAAAAGTGGTATCAGAAAAACAAAATTACTCATAAATTAAACGCTTATAAAAATAGAAGAAAATATAAAAAACAATGGGATGAATTTAAAGCATCTCAAAAGTGTTCTCATTGTGGTATGCAGCACCCTGCTGTTATAGATTTCCATCACGTAGTAAGAAGTAAAGACAACCCAAAAGTTAATCAATTGATTAAAAACAAGCGGTATCGAGCCGCTATGGAAGAAGTTAATAAATGCGTTCCTCTTTGTGCAAACTGTCATAGGATACTTCATTGGAGTGAAGAACTACTGAAAAAGAAAAAACGAAAAAGAAAATTAAAAAAATCAAAATTATTCTCCAAGTCCTGTAAGTCCTAATCTTTTCCTACGCTCATCGTCTTCTTCAAAATGTAGTAACATACATTCTTGTCTTAGTCTCTCATCTGTCCATTTGTATTGTGCTTCTGTAACTCGTTTGCCATCTTCGTACCCTATTTTATAAGCAGTCTCCCACATTGATTTCATGTGATCTATGTTTTCTACAGTTGCAAAATAAGTTAAAGAAGCACCTAACAAAACACAAACTAACTTATCCATACCATACCTCTCCTTTCCATGACAGACCTTGGCATAACGCACCTCGCCACACCACAGGGTGATTCGTTATCATATGGGGCACGAAACCAGTTCCTATCACGGCTTGCGGTTTCCATCCCCTCTTATCGTAAAACCCAGCATGTCAAGTTTCAAGTCTTCTCTAAACTTCTTGTAGTATTTTTGTCTCCATCGTTTCAGTGCCCAAGACACAAACATCTTCTCAACTTTAGTCAAAGCCATATTGTCTAAATCTCCCCTTAAAGTACCATCTTCATTACCGAAATATTCTACGAGATATCCACACTCGTAAAGAAGGAAAAGTTCCTTACATATAACTATTTTAAAAAGTGGCTCCAACATACTTTATTGACCCCACCAAATAACAAAAGTTCAAAAAATAACAGTGTTATAATTGTTAAATGATAGCTAGTCTGATATTAGCTGTAATGCTAATTCCCAAGCAAGACTTGTACGTATGCAAATTAAACTGGATATATGAAAACCCTACTGACAACATGGTTACTTGTGAGTATGTGTGTAGAGCACATAAAGAAGTTTTCACGTGGTACGAGAAAGCACAACACAAATACGGTGAGCGAGGTTGTAAGATAGAAAAAAAGATGTATAAAGTTTAAAAAGTAACAGTGTTACTTTTCTAAATCATCTAGTATTTGTTCAAGTTCAGATAAATCGCCACTGACTACGATCCCGTAACCACCACAATTGCGTATATCTGTAAGGTTCTTTTGTTGTAAGGCTGTAACTCTATGAGCTGCCTCGGGAGCCTTGCACTCCACACCTATAAACTTACCCTTGTAACAACAAACAATATCGGGGACACCAGCGGAACCAAACCCAGAAGCAACTGGGTAGAACCAATAGCATCCCCGACTCTTAAGTAATTTAACTACTTTCTGTTTTACCTTCTTTTCTGGGGTCATCAAAATCAGAGCCAATCAGTATGTAAGTCTCGGCACGACCATCATCGCCATTTTGCAATTGTCCTAGACCATCTACTGTACTGTAGTCTCCACTTTCTCCATCTCGAGTAATGTCAAGTACACTCATCTTACCAGAAATACTTTCTGGTAGGCTCTCACGATTAGGATATTCCTGCCATAAGTAAGAATATACTCGCCCATCTTGTGTGTCTGCCTTATCAGCAAACCTACGAATCACTCGATACTTACCTTGATGGTTTTTAGCTACATACACCTGTTGTCCGAGATAAGACTGCACTTTAAGCACAGCATTTTTTTGATCTGTAAGGACGTTTCGACAAGCCGTTCTCAACTTCTCAAGATCGGTACTGACGTGCAAACCCATGATAAGTTTAACCAGATGTTCACAAGGGTGTTTACGTGTTTGTCCCGCCAAAGCAGTATACAAAGAAACTGAGTTCTTATCCTCGTCCTCACTATTAACACCCCTAGCTAGACCCTTGATAATTTTTTCAGTTTTACCGATAACATCTGCACAGCTAGTTTTTTCATCCCAAAGATCATAGGCACTTTCTTCTTTAGTAAATGGTATGGCTTTAAGCATGTTGTCAATATGCCTTAACTGATTTAGACCTTCTACTCTCCATACAGCAGATGGAGGGCTGGCTAGTTCTGCAACAAACCTAGAGTCAGTCCAATGATTACCAATTTGCTTTTGTATAAGACATACTTCGTTAAACTTCTTAGGAGTCATTGGAAACGTAGTGTATCGTTGATTGTTATTAAGACACCAAGCAATCATAGCGGGCAACATACTGGAACTGTACAAGTAACGACCAAACTGAACAGCTTTTTTATACAAAGATGTTCTGATAGTATACTCAGGTTCTTTGTACGCAAGCTTGTACGGAGTGGTAACTTCTATTTGATGAACCACTCTTCCTATCTGACTCTCTTTTTGTTTACCTTCCTCTGGGTCAGTTTTCATGTGCATCTTGAATGAATCACACTTAGCAATCTCACTATT